AGCGGGCTTGTGCAAAGTACAACGGGACGGTGGCACTATGTTGAGCGCTGGCGATTGGCGATATATGCAAGAGATGGCAGCCAAGATACGCACGGACCGCTCGTTCGATATCGAGTTCCGCCGCGGTGAGACCACGCTCGAAGCGCAGGAAGTGCGCGTGGAAGCCATCGCACGTGGATCACGTTTGCAGACCGATGCAGCTCGCGAAGTGGATACGGCGGTGGTGGTGTTCGGTGCTACCGATCTGGACGTGGAAGTGGAAGACCGCTTCACACTCGATGGGAAGTTGTACCGCATCGTGGGCATCGCTCCCAACCGGGACGTGGACACCCAGGCGGCTGCGGTGGCGGTGGAGTAATGACCGATAGCGGTTTCAAGTGGATCGTTTCGCCCAAGGTGATCGCCGATGGTCTGGAGGAGTATGGCGAGAGAGCCATGATCGCACTCCAGGCGGTGGCGAATTACTGGGGTCAAATGATCCAGGACAAGGCACGGAAAGATGCGCTCTGGGAAGACCGCACTGGCAATGCCCGCGGAGGTCTGTTCTTCGCGGTGGATGGTTTCGACCTGGGCACCATCACCGGCACCGTGACACCTGAAGCTGCATCCGAGATGAGCGACGTGGGCATCGAGAGCGGTGACAGTAACACGCTCATCATCACGCTGGCTCACACGGTTTTTTATGGCAAATTTCTGGAATTATCGAACGGCGGCAAGTACGCCATTGTGATGAGCACGATCGAGAAGAATTTAGGGAACCTGGAAAAATTGGTTCAGCAAGTATTCCAAGGATGAAGGCGATGACATGCCTACACTAAAACAACGAGTTTCAGCTTTCTTCAATCCACCTTCAGCGCAGGCAGATTCCAGCACTGCGCAAGCCGGTGCGGAAGCGGTGGTGAGCGAGTACGAAAAGCTCAAAGCGGACCGCGACCGCATGGCGAAGATCAAGACCTGCCGCACGATGTATGAGACCGATCCGCGTGTGAAGAAGGCGTTGAAGATGTATGCCACCGATCTGGTCAAGGCAGGCTTCATCGTCAAGACCAAGAACGAACAGGCCAAGCAGATCGCCAGTGACCTCCAGAAGCGGCTGGGCTTGAATAAGAAGTTGCAGGATGTGACACGTCTCTCCGGGCGGGATGGTGATTCGTTCTACGAAGTGGCCGTGGATGACCAGCTTAACATCATCGAGCTGAGCCGCAAGCCCACCCTGCGCATGAGACGCAACACCAACGGCGCGGACAAGTTCATGGACCCGATGAGGGCATATTACATGATCGACGAGAACTATATGGGCACGGGCATTCCCGAAAATGCCATGTGGTTTTCGCAGTGGCAGATCATCCATGCCCGCTGGGACCACGATGACGAGAGCCGCTATGGAACCCCGATGTGGGCAAGCGCCACCGGCGCCTTCAAGCGTGTGACCGAGGGCGAAACGGATCTGGCAGTGCGGCGCAAGGTGCGGGCAGGCATGCGGCTCTTGCATGTGGTGGAAGGTAACGAGAGCGACCTGAAAGCCTACAAAGAGATGAACAAGGCGGCTTTGCAGACCCCCACCGCAGCACACTTGGATATGTTCTCGAACAAGACCGGCTCGATCACAGCAGTGCAGGGCGATGCGCACCTGAACGAGATCAATGACATCCTGCACCAGGTGGCGACCATGTTCGCGGCTTCGGATGTCCCGATGGAGCTGGTGGCTTACGGCGAAGGGCTGAACCGTGACATCCTGGGCGAGAAAAAACAGGAGTATGAAGAGTCACTGGATGACGGGCGCGAATGGTTGACGGAAGAATTTCTGAAACCACTGCTCGAACGCCAGTGGCTGCTGAGTGGCATCCTGCCCGCCTCCATCGAATACGAGATCATCTGGCGCACGGCGAAACCGCTCACCCCTGCGGACCTGCGAGACCTGGCAGATGCCATCTCCCGCCTGCGCTTGCTGGGCGTGAAGGACGAGATCCTTCAGCAGCTCATGGCGCTCTTCATCCGCAACGTGGATGATGACCTGATGAACATGGATGGCTTCAGCGTGGACCAGTTTGCGCAGAATTTGAAAGGGATCAGCGTTTAGCTGTGAGCGATTAGCTATGAAGATGTATCTTGATCCAATCGTGTTGAACGAAGCGGCGAAGTCTCAGCAGGCATTGCTGGCGAAGCTGGATGGCATCCCGCTCGGGCGGATCTACCAGGCGAACTTCAAAGCGGTGGTGCGCGTGCATCTCTTCATCACAGGCAGAACGCATGAGCTATTTTCGGAGTTTACCGAAAAGGCAAAAGCGATCATCACGAAGAAGGCAGGCAGTGACCAGGTGCTGGATGGTGTGGCTGGCTACCAGGCGCAGACGGACATCCTGAAATTATGGGGTGACACGTTCACAACCTGGAGCACAGAATTTCAGGCAGTGCGGCGTGAAGCGGCAATGATCCCGTTCGGAGTGATGGCGGTGGCACATGAGCGCATGGTGCTGCCGATGGTCGAAAGTCAAACGTCGCAGGTCAACGAGAGCGTGGAGGGTGGGGTATTCTCGCCTCAGCTCACGATCCTGTTGAACGCAGCGGAGAACCATTTGTATGGTGACTCGCTCAATCTCTCGCAGCGCATTTGGCGCATTGACCGCGATGCTCGCGATGGCATCAACGATGTGATCTTGCAGGGTGTGGCAAACCGTTCATCGGCGTGGGATGTGGCGCAGAAGCTGGAGCAATTCCTGGGCGCGAATCAAGACTGTCCACGTTGGACCAGCACCCGGCTGTATGGTCGAACGAAGACCGAGATCGCGCAGGGTGACACCACCGGCCTGGTCTCCAGTCCGTGCGATGGCAGGGGCGTCTCCTACAACGCTCTGCGCCTGGCTCGCACCGAGATCCAGAAAGTGCATGCGCTGGCAACGGATAAGGTGCTCGCTTCCCAGCCGTGGGTCGAGCAGGAACAGATCCACCTGAGCGCAGCGCACCCCGAAGAAGATATCTGCGACGATACCGCACACGGCGGGCAGGACGGTCAAGGCATCTATGCGGTGGGCGAGATCGAACTTCCGCTGCATCCGAATTGCCTGTGCTACAAGACCGCGGTGTTGATGGATCAGAAAGAGTTCACGTCAAAACTGAACGGATGGTTGAACGGATCGCAGCCGTGGAGCGAAATGGATGACTATGAAGAACTGATCGGCAGGGATATGTCACAAAGCATTGTGCCGAATGCGATCAATCTGGCAGTGTGGTTGTTTGGCGATAACCTGGAGAAGTGGATTCAATGAGCCTATCAGACGATCTCAAAACAGCATTGCAGGCAGACACGGCGCTGATGGCGTTGTTGAGCGGCGGCATCCATGTGGGCATCGAAGAGATCAACCGGCAGTCTGCGGTGGGTGCGTTCGACGGGAACAGCGAGATCCAACCGTGTGCGCTGATCAAGATCCCGCTCGAGGTGCCTGCGGGTCCATACGTTTCGAGCGTGCGCACCACGGTCACAATTTATTTCTACCAGCGCAGCGGGTACGACGTGATCGATCAGGCTATGAGTCTCGCGTTCGCCGATCTCAACGAACAGCAGATCGGGGCGCGGGTCTGGAATTTGCAATACGAAAATGGAGTGTATCAACAGCGGGACCAGGCTTTAGATTGTCCACTGGGCACGCTGAGATTTACGGCAGTGCGCCGACTATAAAAGGAGATTGAATATGACTGCTACACCTGGACAAAACGATAAGCCATTTGGAATGAAAGAACTCATCGTCGAGAACATGGCTGGCACCGAACGGGTTACTCTCCCGGCGGCGCTCGAACTCGGCTTTGAAGAGATGGTGGTGTCCGCTGAGTTTTATGGCAATGATGATTTGCAGGGACTCGTGACACAACCGCTGGGCGTGAAAGGGACGTTCAAGGCGGGCGGCTATCCGCTCAATGCCATGTCCCTGATGACGGGTCATGACTACCAGGTAACGGGTTCCACACCCGACCAGGTTGCCACCCTGCAAGCGGATTCCGCTTCGTACCCGTATTTCAAGATCTACGGCAAGAGCCTGGGCGATGAAAGCGACGATGTTCACATCAAGATCTGGAAAGCCAAACTGACCAGCTCACCGAAGGGATCGTTCAAGCGCGGAGAGTTCTTCATGCTGGAGACGGAATTCACCGGCGTGAAAGTGGCTGGCAAAGCGTTTGATGTGGTCGCCAATGAGACCGCGGCGGCTCTGCCCGCTCTGCCCGGCACGCCTGCGGCTCTGACCGTTGTGACCGTGCCTGTGGATGCTGCCACCGGCGTTTCGGTCTCTGCCAATCTGACGGCTACCTTCGCCAATGCGCTGGCAACCGGACGCGAGGCTGGCATCATTCTCACCACGGCAGCCGGTGTGCCTGTGGCAGGCACCCGCACGATCGATGCCGCCCGCAAGGTTGTGACCATCAACCCCACCAGCAGCCTGAGCGGCACCACCGATTACCTGCTGATCATTGCAGGCGTTCAGGATGTCTTCGGGCAGACGCTCACGGATACGGTCGTGAATTTCCAATCGGGTTCGTAAGGCAGGATTTCACCCTCACCCCCTAACCCCTCTCCCTCCGGGGAGAGGGGAATATTGATGGAGCATTATGAGCGATCAACTCGAACGATTGAAACAAAGCCAGGCGGCACGCCGTGAAACTTTGGCGCAATGGCGCTCGACCCGTCTGGTGGAAAAGACTCTCCCCAGCGGCATGACCGTGTTCCTGAAAGACGTATCCATGATGGATCTGGTGCTCACCGGCAAACTGCCCGAGGGCATCATGGATTTTGTGGAGCAGTCATCGGTGGATGGCAAGCAGGAAGTGGACCTGAAGCAAGTGGCAAAAGCAGGTCCGGGGCTGGGCGAGATGATGAACATTCTTACCCTGCTGTGCGTGGTGGAACCACCTGTTGCAGAAATCGGCGATGACGATCATCTGGGATTGAATGAGATCACCGGTGAAGACAAGATGTTCATCATGAACTGGGCGAACCGCGAGGTGGCGGAGATCCGTCCCTTTCGTGAAGGAGAGATGGAACCTGTGGCGGCTGTACAGCCTGGCGACGGGCTACGGTAAACGACCGAGCGAGATCGTCGGTCTGGAGACCGATATCGCAGCCTGGTCATTGGATGAAGCCTGCTTGATCAACGGCAGGCGCATCGAGAAGATGTTGAACGAGAACAAAGATCCCTTTGCAGACCAGTTGCCCGCGAAAGAAAAATATCGCAGTGCGAAGGGTCTCGCAACGAAGAAGGTCAAGATCAATCAGGATGGAACGTGGTGATTAAATGGCGATCCAATTAGGAAGTGCTTACGGCAAAGTCGCTCTCGATGTGAAGGGTCTGCTCGATGCTGTGAAATCGGGCAAGGCTGGCATGATGCAGCTTGCCGCGGTAGGGCAGCA